CAACACATCACTAGCCTGTAACGTCGCGGGTGTGCCTACTTCCGAAATGCCACTCCACGAAGCGTATTTCGAGAATCGATACGCGTCCAACTCAGGAGCAACATGCATACGCATCCATTCTGCAACGAGATTGCCCAGAACAAGTCCGAGCATTTCTTCGTTGTCCATGCGGTCAAGCGTGAATGCCCGTCCACGCTCAGTTGCAAGGGTCATCGTTTCCCATGCGGCGGTCAGATCACCCGCGGGATAGCCGGTGGTGCGGGAATAATTACCCAACCCAACCATACTGAGTTTCATGACCTTGACTTCATTGGCATTCAGGAATTCGGGCGACTGGGTGATTGCATCCAAAACGGCAGTTTTCGACATGGCTTTGTATGCCGCGTCGATGAGCGCCAGAAATTTACTTACAAGTGATACAGAGTTTGCCATTGCAAATTATCCTTTTTGTTGTTCGGGTGGTTTCAAGCCAGCGCCTTTCCACATCGCGGCTTCGAACGCATCCGTGATAACGGGTTGATTGTTTCCACCTGAAACAATCTTCGGTGGTTCTTTCTCATCGGCAAACAGGTATTCATTTTCAGATTTGATTTTGGTCAATTGCTCAGTGAGACGCTCGGTCAGAAGTTCACCTTTTGCGTCCTTCAGAGTATCCATACTGAGTAACGGAGTAAGCGTTTTGGCATTCTTGACCTTTGCACCTGTCAACGCGGCTTCCAGCGCGTGATCAAATTTCACTTGCGCTAGTTGCGCGGCGGCTTCAGTCTGTGCTTGCTCAAACTTGGTTTTCCACTCATCGGCAGCAGTTTGCAATTGCTCAGGGTTCAATTTCTTGAAGCCTTCGATTGCAGTGTTCGCTTCAGTGAGCTGGTCACTCGCGGTTTTGAGCTGCGTTTGCAAGTCGGTGAGTTTGGTTTTGTGCGTTTCAATATCAGCACCATGCAAACCCATGATCTTGTCAAGGACCTCATCCGTTGCAGCATCACCAAGCAGTTTTTTTAGATCTTCACGTTTCATTTTGTTTACCTGTTTACCTTTCGCATTACGCTTTGTACGTGTTTTGCATCACTCTATGCCTGCCGCTTTTACGTTTGGCAGATAACGAAATGTTAAAACACAAAAACCGCTGACAATTCGCTTGTCATGCGGTCACTGTATATTTTTATACTATCATAATTTCCCCCCGAAACAAAGGGGTAAAATGGTTACAGTGACGAAAACCACCTCACCCCTTTGCAATTCAAAGATTGATACTCAGTATTAGGCTCCTGGTTCACCACCGTCGCAACGCACAGGTTCACGTGTGGCAATGATGTATTGCTCAATAAGAAGATAAAGAATCACAATTGCTATTAGAGTTCTCATAATATTTGTTCCTTGCGTTTCTTCCACCATAATTTAATAGCATCAGAAACCTTCTTATTATGCTTTTTTGATTTAGGTCTACCTTTCAAGGCACGCGAAACCTTCGCGGCAGATTCTTTTGAAATGGTCTTTCCTTTTTGAGCTTCCGATATTTTCTTACGTGTTTCAATGGAAAGCTTACAGCCAAGTCGATTACTTACACGTCCCTTTTGCGAAACGGAAAGTCGTTGACGAAACTCTTGAGTTCTAATTTTCCCCTTATTACCATTGCCTATTTTTGCGCGAGTTTCAAGACTATGCTTATAGCCCTTTTGCCAAAAAAATCTCTTAGCAATCGTTTCCGGTGATTGTTTTCTACCTAGAGAAGGAACTGCTCTTTTGGTAATGTTATATTCAGGACAAAGCAAGTCAATATAAAATTGCTCGCGCTCAATTAGTTTAGACCGTTCACAATATTCAAGTACAGAGAAAACAAAATAATTCGCGCCATATTTATTCCAAGCATTTTGCAAGTGTCCAGAATGATGCTTTCCCTGATTTAGATTATGACGATGTGTTTTCCAACGATTGTAAATATATACAGATGAACCAATATATCTATGTCCATTGACCTTATTTACAATGGCATATACCCCACTCTTTTTCTGAGTTAAAATAGACATGCTGAACCTCCTATTTAGGTTTAGCCACGTCCCCGGATGTTTCCGCATCGCGGGGACAAGTGCATTAGTGTTAAGAACAATTATATCATTCATGACACTTGCTCACGAACATATTGTCTGCTTAAACCAGTTTCATTTATAAACGCGCGCATTTTGCGTTGCCAGATTTTCACCTTACCGATTTCAAAAGCATTATCCAGTTTCGCCGCGGAAAGCGCGCTTGCTTCTCTTTTCCATTGGCGAATTTTTCTCTCAATGCCGCGTTGATACTGAGTAGCGGAATACATGTCTATCTGTTGACCGTTGTAAGTGACAGACTCATTGGCAAAGTCTTTCAAATCTTCGCGTGAGTAGGCGTTCTCTGAAAGCCCCTCGAAAAAAGGTGCGAAGGAGTGCCTACAATTTGCTCCATTAAGTCCTGTGACAGTACCATAGCCAGTATGTTCTATAAAGTTTCCATATTTCGGGTGAGTGCCAGAGCGTGAATAAACCTTGCCTTGCCACATCTCATGATTCTCTGGCTCTATGCCCTTGTTTCGTGCCCCAACATGCGCGGACACTGCTACCAAATCACTCCCCATTTCATCGGCACGCGTCATTTGCAACTGTCCCGCGGTTTGTGCCACACCTGTGAGAACGTTTCGCCTGATGGCAACGTCCAATTTATCCTGATGTCCTGAGGCATAATCAATCACATCCAACCCTTGCGCGGCAACGTTTTTGATTGCGGACCTTATTGCCTGGTCATACGACATTGCACCTGTTACCACTTGCTGATATGCAAGATTGCTTGCACGGATAAATGACTGCTGTGCTGTCAGTGCAGTGGTTTTTGTCAAATTGCTGATAACACCGTTTGTCTTGGTAATGCCAGCGATGAGGGTTTGCAACATGGCAGGGGATAGGTTCAGTGGCAGTGGATTCAATCCTGCTTGTTTGTATATCTTGTCATCGAAGACTATCGCTTTCACTCCTGCGCGCTTGAGAGTTTCAGCGATTTGTTTCTCTGATTGTCCAGTGAGACGAGATATCTTTTTCAAAATGCCGTTATAGAGAAAACCCGATTCTGATAGTCTTTGCGCCTGCCATGCGGCAGAGGCAAAATCTAAATTTGTCAGTCGCCGCGCGATGTCATTGAGTACGCTTTGCTCATACTCATGAAACAAATCCATAATCGGAATGATCAATTCGTCAAATTGCGAGGCAGTTAACATCACACCAAATATAAAATGGTTCCAAGTACCATCAGGAAGAATGGCACATTGAGACCGATAGTCAGACCAAGTAGCAATGCTATTGTCCAGATAAAACATAAATTTGCAATCGCACCTTTAGAAATATTCATGATTATTCTCCTTTCGGTTTGAATCCATGTTGCACTGCCTCAGCGACGCGTTTCCAGTGCTGAAATGCGCGTTTGCTTTTGAACGTGCGCGCCTTACCTGTAGATTTATTTTTCACGCGGACTTTGCCGTTTTTCATTCGAGTCACTCGATATGGCATAACAACCTCCAAGAAAAGATACTCAGTATGGGTTATTCAGTTGCAGGAAAGAACGAAGTTGGTTCGGGTTTCTCCGCATCCACTAGCGCAATCATTTTACGTGCGGTTGGTTCATCTTCGCCATAATTTCGCATTCGGAATTCCACACGGGACATTACGCGGTCAAGAGCTAACAAATCTTGTTGAAACTGCGTATCATGGTCAGTAACAACCGAATCATCAAATTGATAACCAACGGAATACGCGCCGCGCGGCGCGAGATTTGCTAATGTTGCCCACGTGTCCATTGCATATAAAAGATCATTCAAGGCATCTTCAAGGGCTTTTTGTATGTCCGTCACAGTGGAGTAGTATCGTTGTTGACTGTTCTTGATCTCGGTCGCCGTCAATGCAACCGCCTGGGGATTGGAAAGTACACCGTAAGAAAGGCCACAATTAAATTCAACTCTGCGAAGGATCGCATCCAAGCCATTGAGAAGATTTACTTCTCTCAATGTTGGGGTCCAATCCTCGAAAAATCCCTTGCCATCAACTTTTGAGTTAATGTCAAGCAACCGATATAGACGTTGATTCGGTAATATCGGTTTCCCTGCCGCATCTTTGCCGAATGCCAAGACATCTGTATACACCGCCCGTTTTCCACTTTCAAATTCCCAAAGGAAATCAGTCCATTGCTGGTCTGCTTGTCTCAACAGCGGGTTGTCCCCATGTGCAACACGCGCATAAATGGACACACCCAATGGTGAGGAGGTGTCTATATTGTTTGCAAATGGCATTTTGAAATAGGCAAATAATGGCTTCTCGATATTCAGAATTGTCGCATCAGGAAGAATGTCTGCCCAGTCGGAAACATCAGTAAGATTTATTTGTGTTCCTAACATATCCCGCACACTAGATTTCCACGCGGTGTTTGTGATTCTGTATGCACTAGGCGCGAACTGATGAAATTCCAAACGAGTGAAAAAATTTTGTCCAATTGTTTTTTGATCGGCAAACACACAGCTCGTCATGTTCCCGTTCGAGTCAAATGCAATGGGGTAGAACATATCTGCCTGAACAGCATCAACGATGATTTCCTTGCCACGTGGATAGGGCTTGAGCATCAACCCACCTTTGGCGCACGCATACTCAGTATTGGTACGAAGCCGATTTAGAACTGGTTGCATTTGTGCCAAGAGAAAATCCGCGCGTAGTGAACCAGAAATGTTTATATCCATTTCAATCGTGACCGCCCGTGCCACTTCCGCGGCAATTGCTGCACCAAGATTAAGTGACCTAATATCACCTACTAACCACGGAGATTCGTTGACATAGATTGCACTCCATTTTTGTAGTGCATCAGTCATCAATGGAGTAATAGCAACGTCAATTTTCAACCCCTGTTTGAGCGTGGGAATTGAGATCATCTTAGACCATACCTCTCTAATCCATTGCAAAATGCGTTGAAACATAATTATCGCTCACGACAAATCAAATAAATGCTTCTATCGTCCTCGCGGCCTTGATTCGTGGTAATGTGACAAGTAACCTTATAACCTTCGTCAACCGTTCCACCTGAAAGCCATGCAGTAACGGTTGTATCCGTGTCACTCTGACTATCGAGAGTCAATCCCGTTGGCACATCAATCAACGTGGTTATGATCGTCTCGCCATTTGCTAGCCATGCAGTCCAATCCCACTGATAATCCAAAACCGCGTCAGGGTCTTTTGTGAATACATTAGTCATGTGCAACCTCGGATATTCTGCTTTCAACAGGAATAACTACTACTCTGTCCGCGGACGTTTCCACGGTTTCAAATGGGATGACATAAACTCGACTTTCAGCAGGTACAACATAGATATAGTGGGCAATAGGCACACTACTAAACAAAGTGATAACCAACGCCGAATTGATTTCAACCGCTTGTTCTAGAATAACTATGATTGGGCCAGCGGCAGTGATCGTCTGTGCTTGATCTGTTTCAAATACTTGCCCAATGGTCAATCGCTTGATAATTGCAATTGTCTGCGATGTGTCAGTTTCAATCGTCTGTGCAACTGCAACGCGTTTGAACGGGAATAGAGATTGTGCTAGGTCAGTTTCTTCGACTTGTTGAATCAGGATCGCGCCACTGGAAGTGATCGGCTGAGCAAGGTTGGATTCTGTAGTTTGTGCAAGTACAGCAATCTTTGTTTTGCTAATACCTTGAGCCGAGTCGGTCTCACTGACTTGTCCAACCTCAACTTGTTTTATCGCAGCTATTGCCTGAGCAATTTCAGCACTGGAAACTTGAGTAACTGGTACATATTTGACTGGAGACAATGCTTGTACCAAATCAGATTCAACTGTTTGTAGGACTGGATAAATCTTAGTTCTACTAATGGCTTGCGCAAGTTCTGATTCTGTTACTTGTCCCAGTGCGACAATCTTGATACTCAGTATTAGTTGTGGTGTGTCTGTCTCTGTGACTTGGGTGACAGAAACAATTTTTCGCACGGTGACAGAAAACGTGCTATCAGTTTCAGAGACTTGTGCCACAGGAATGAC